AATTGAGCCTGCTTTTGAAGAAGCAGAGGAAGTTGAAGAAGGTGCAAAACAACCAAAAACCGCTGGCGAGACTATGAGAGAATATGTAGAAAAAGTCTCTGCACCTAGCAATTCAGAAGGTTCTGATAACACTAAATCTCCAGTAGCAGGTAATGCTAAAGCACCTAACGATGCTAAAGCACACGCTATCGGTAGTGGCAGTGAAGAAAAGGGCGGTAGTGCTCAAAAGCCTAAAGAAGATAACGCTGGAAACATTAATGTTCCTGGTGGTAAGGCTGGAGACACTTTTAAGAAAGCATCTGCACCAAAGAGTGCTGAGTAATTAAGGAGAAGCCACTATGGCATCATACTTAAGAGAGAATCTTACTTTCGATCAGGCGAAAGTCACCCTTGAGTCTCAAGGTGAAGGAGAAAACAAGTCCCTTTATTTAAAAGGCATTTGTATTCAGGGTGGTGTTAAAAACGCAAATCAGCGAGTCTACCCGGTCTCCGAAATAGGCAACGCTGTTAGGACACTCAAGGATCAGATCGATGGTGGTTATTCAGTATTAGGTGAAGTAGATCACCCAGATGACTTGAAAGTAAATTTGGACAGGGTTAGTCACATGATTACAGATATGTGGATGGACGGTCCTAACGGTTTTGGTAAGATGAAAATCCTACCAACACCAATGGGGAACCTAGTGAAGACAATGCTGGAAAGCGGAGTCAAACTAGGTGTATCCAGCAGAGGTAGTGGTAATGTTAGCGAAGCCAATGGCGAAGTTAGCGATTTTGAAATTATCACTGTTGATGTAGTAGCACAACCAAGTGCGCCAGGTGCATATCCTACACCAATCTATGAACACTTTATGAATACAGCAGGTGGTTATAGAGCAATGCAGGTGGCACATGAAGTACAAAGCGACAAAAAATCGCAAAAGTATCTTCAAGAAGCAATGCTACGAGTCATAAAAGGCTTGCAGTAACATAAAGGAGAAAGCCAATGAGTGATGTTTTTAACAAACTTTTTGAAACAGGCATCTTAAGCGAGGACGTAAGAGACTCAATTCAAGAAGCGTGGGACACTAAAGTTAAAGAAAACAAAGACAAAGTTACTGCTGAACTCCGCGAAGAGTTTGCACAACGCTATGATCATGATAAACAAGCCATGGTTGAAGCAGTTGATCGCATGGTCTCCGATCGTTTACAATCTGAAATTGAAGAAATTGCTGAAGACAAAAAGGCACTTGCAGAAGCAAGAGTTGAGTACAAAGCAAAAGTAGGCGAACATTCAGATAAATTGCAAGAGTTTATGCTCAAGCAGTTGACTAAGGAAATTAGCGAACTTAATGAAGACCGTAAAGCGGTTTCAGAGAGATTCGCTAAATTGGAGAACTTTGTGGTTAAACAACTTGCAAAGGAAATCAACGAGTTTGCGGAAGACAAGAGAGACTTGGCAGAAACCAAAGTTAAACTTGTCGCAGAGGCTAAGTCTAAACTTGATGAACTTAAAACTAAGTTTGTTGAGAAATCGGCTTCAATTGTTAAGGAAACAGTTTCTAAGAGACTTACTGATGAAATCAGTCAGTTGAAGGAAGACATTGAAACTGCTAGAGAAAACAATTTTGGTCGTAAAATGTTCGAAGCGTTTGCTAATGAGTACCAAACTTCTTACTTAAACGAGAAATCAGAAACTGCAAAGTTAATGAAAGTTATCGCTGAGAAAGAAGAACAATTAGCAGAGGCTAAGAAATCGATCACAGAGAAGGATACGCTAGTTGAGTCTAAGGAAGCAGAAATTAATGCGGCTAGAGACACAGCAAAACGTGTTGCAGTGATGAATGAGTTGCTCAGCCCATTAGGAAAAGACAAAAAAGATTTAATGTCTGAACTATTGGAAAGTGTACAAACTGAAAAGTTACACACTGCGTTTGAGAAGTATCTACCGGCAGTTATGGAAGACAGAGCACCTAAAACTGTAAAACAGGCATTAAAAGAAGGCAAAGAAGTAACAGGCAATAAAGAAGTTAAAGAAACGGTAGAAGACAAATCAAACTTAATTGAACTCCGCAGATTAGCGGGATTAAACTAAAAAGGAGAAGGACAAAATGTCAGAAATCATCAACGAAAACTGGCAGGATACAAAAGGCGCTTTATTAGAAGGTCTTTCAGGTCAGAAGAAAAGCGTAATGGATGTCACTCTCGAGAACACTAGACGTTATCTCGCTGAGTCGGCAACTGCTGGAGCAACTTCCGCAGGAAATGTTGCAACACTGAACCGTGTTATCCTACCTGTAATTAGACGTGTTATGCCAACCGTCATTGCTAACGAAATCGTTGGCGTTCAACCAATGACTGGCCCTGTGGGTCAGATTCATACACTTCGTGTACGTTATGCGGATACTTTCGATGACGCTACAGCAGGTGAAGAGGCTCTTAGCCCATTCAACATTGCTCGTGGTTATTCAGGTAACGCAACTAATGATAACGCA